GCTCTCTCAAAATCGGCGAATGTGTTTGCGTTCGAGGTTGGATCGAATGATTTGAAATCAACGCCTGGCCCGAGTTGGTGAAATGTTCCTGGCTCGGCCTCGATGATTGGCGTGTAAGTATTTTCAACATCATCGCCAACGAAATCATCGCCGCTTGGTGTAGTGAAGAAACCCATTTTCGAGGCCGATATTCTCTCATTTATTAAAATGGCCTCTCTCATGCCGTTGAGTTGCTTGAGAGGTGCAACTGCCGCCGACATCCAAGGCACCCCGCGCGTTTGCTGCGCTCTCTCCGGTAAGAATATGTGCAAGATTTTATCCGCCGAGATGCGCGTTCTGCGCGTTGCAAGGCTCGAGGTATATTCATTATCGCCAGGATGAGCGGTCAAGAGATGATAAGCAACTGGCCGGTGAAAGCGATCGATCTCAACACCCATTCTGATTTTGTTGCCATTCTGCAATGTTTCATTGTGATTTTCATCGAGCAAATCAACCTCGAGAAACTCGATCGCAAATCCGAAATTGTTCTGTGGATAATTGACCATGCGAACCAACAATTCGCCATCTCTCGCCAATGCCTCCGCCGCAAACCGTTGCGCGTCTTTCCAAGAAAACCGACCGTCAACGGTGCAAATCCCCTTGCGCCCCCATGCCCGAAACGCATTCTCGATGATGGCATTCCCTGGCGCATCGAATGAACCATCAGCGTTTTTCGCTTTCACTTGCGCTGAGATGCCCCGATCACCGACCACATTCGTTTTGATAAGCGATAAAAACCGCCGAGCGTATTCATCATTTCTCGCAAGATCGCGGCATCGATAGCGGATTTGCTGCAATGCGGCTTTGATCTCTGAATCCGCCGATCGGCTCGAGGCAATAAAATCCGAAAACAATCGCCCACTTTGCGCGGCTTTAAATGAGCGCCGTTTGACCGGCTTTGCATCTCTTTTTAGGAAATCAAAAACACCCATCTTTTAAAACCTCGCCTTGATCGTCGCGCCGGTCGATTTTCCTCGACGCACCCGCTCTTTTCGCTTTTCCATCGTCAATTCATTTCGATAATAATCTCGCCATTTCAAAAGATCATCGATCGACAATTTCACCAGAGAGCGGCCATTGATTGAATAATTAGAAACATCGGCATCGGCTCGATTCTGCAAAACCGACTCGATCTTATCGACCATGATTTCGGCATGGGTTCTCGGATCAACATTGTTGACATCAAGATCAACAATCGCCTCGAACGTGCCTCGATCGACCACCACCCGCTCGGAATCCGAGTTCCTAAGAATCTCGAGTTGCCAATGATAATAACCCGCGATGAAATCCGCCGAGGTTGCCGAATCCGCCGTGAATAAATAATCATCGCCGGATGCGGTGCCAATCAATGTGATTTCACTCGCACCGCCGCCGGTTATTCTCGCGATATATGTCGCGGTGTAAAGGTTGTTTGGATAATCGACACCGAGATCGGTTCTTTTCCATTGAATGAAATCACCAACAACAATTTCGAGCGGCTCGGTTGTTGGGGCATTTGCGGCATCGAATAAATTCGCCATTTATATCATCTCCAAGAGTTCACAAAGTTGCCGCTGCCTGGACGCCTCATCGGTCTTTGTGATGGCCGCGATACCTTTTCCGCAACCTCGGCTTTTATTTCTGGCTCATCATCCTCACTTTGTGCCGCCTTTGCGAAACGATTTGCCAAACTATTCAAGTTGAGATTCATGATTGCCAACGCTGCGATCGCATAAACGCGACAATCAAGAGCCTCATTTCGGGGTCGGGTTTGCACCCATTCCCGCCTCTTATAACCTTTTTTGAACCGAGTGACCATCTTTTCCGCTGTTAGCTGCAAAAAGTATTCATCACCCCGCCCCTCGGGAAAGTGACAATATCCTGGCCCTGGCTCTCGAATTTTCAATCTCGAATAAACCAATTCCTTGATCCCATCAACACCCACTGGAAATAGTCTAACAGATTGCCGATTGTTTTTCGAGGCTTTTCCTACCTGCGGCCTTCCTTCGCCCCCGACACCCTTGATTGCAAAGATTCTGCGCCCCTCTCGAGGCTTCACAAAAACATAAACCGCGTTTGTGTGATGGCCCCCCGAGTCAATACACGCGCACCGAATAGGCATCTCAATCCCTCGAGGATGATCCCATGTTTCCGACAAAACCGCATCGAGTTGGCCCCAAACTTGAGGCGAGGACGGGTCGCCGTAAATTGTCCGATAATCTAGCGACCAACTTTCTTGATCTCGGCCCCATCCAACAATTTCCACCTCGAGGCGATCGTCTTGTGTATCGATTCCGGCGGTGATGAGAACGACACCATCAGGCATTTCGTTTCGATCAAAACTATCTCGACCGAGGATTTGCTCATCCTCAACCCCATCGCCATCTTCCTCCCAAGTTTCACCGAGATAAGTGTTTATCCAGGTTTTCAATCGCATCGGCTCTTTCTTCGCGGCCAAAAAATCGGCCACCGCTTGCGATAATGGTGTCCAGGGTGAATATAACCCGCTCAAGTGAAAACCGGCGATTCCTTTGAATGGTGCCGAGGCAATCCATTTGCCCCTTTTTACCGCGTTATAACGCATCGCATCATTCCAAAACGATCCGCAATGTGGGCAAGCATAACCCGCGCTTTGCGGATCGTCTTTTTGCCAATGAACATTTTTCCAACTCAAAACCTGGTATTCATCGCAATCTGGACAAGGCACATGGTATTTGCGTTGATCGGTTTCCTCAAACGCTTGCTCGATCCGGCTGTGGCCTTTGTTGGTCGGCGTTGAAACAAGTATTATTTTACGATTCCAGAATGTTGTGGATCGTTTCCTCGCCAATTCGATTGGATCACCCTCGGTTCCCGCTGATACTGGATAACGATCGACCTCATCGCACAAAACAATTCGGATCGGCCTTGAGGCCAAACCCGCCGGTGAGTTTGCCCCCGCGATGCTGATATGACCGCCAGGAAATAATTTGTGCAGCATCGTGTTCCCGCTGTCGCGGGTTCGAGGGTCGGCAATCAAATCCGACAATGTTTCCGTGTCGCGTATCATTGGTGAAATCCGTTCTTGCGACCAGGATTTCGCCATTTCTAGGGCTGGCTGAACAACCAACATCGGCGCGGCATCTTGAGAAATATGATAGGCGCAAATGTTGTTGATAATTTCAGTTTTGCCAATTTGCGCCGATGTCATGAAAACAACTTGTTCCACCAATGGATCGCTGATCGCATCCATCATCCCGCGCTGATATTCCGCCCTCGAGGTTGCCCATCGCCCAGGCTCCGCCGAGGCTTCTGGTGATAATCGCCTAAATTCATCCGCCCACTCTGAAACCGTGAGGTCAGGCGGTGGCGTTGCCGTTCTGAGTGCCTTCGTCGCTATCGTCATCAGACTCGGATGACCTGATAGGCGTAATGACTTCGACGCGCATATTTGAGAGTTCTGCGAGGGCATCATTGACCCTTTCTTTTAATACCTGTTTTGACTCGGCCAAATTCTTTGCGGATTGGGCATCTGCCGCCGCCGATGTAGGGATGGCAAGCATTTTGGCCCTCATATTTGAAACAACATCCGACCATGCTTTTTCGACATCATTCGCCGGAATGAGCCGGTTGGCCATTTGCTCACGCTCCATTTCGGCCATGTCTGCCTTTGCTTTTGTCAATCTAGCACGATGCGCGGAATAATCATCGCCACTTGAAACGTCACCCTTGACCGCTCTTTCGCGCAAATAGTGAATATACCCTCGAACCACCGGAACGAGTTCATATCGGCCTCGCTCCTTTTTGGGGATCACCCCCATATTGACAAGTTGCGCCACTCTTTGAGGCGTTAAATCTAACAGCTTGCAAATGGTATCGAGGGGAAATGTTTGTGGTGCCGCCAACCTAGCCTCCGTGATACCAGACGAAAAACCTACGCAATATATAACCGCGCAATATTGAAACTATAGTAAAAATCAGAGAAATTGCAAGATTCTCGCCAAACGTTGCCTCAATCCCAAAAATGGGAAACACCAAAACCTGGATTAAAACCGCAACCCAAAACCCAACCAAGACATTGATCACGCTTTCAAACAGGCTTTGTTTTTTAGTTTGTGCCATTGTTTAGTTCGTCAAATGGCTTTTGGGTTTCCGCATGGATTGCTTTTTTTCCGGTGAAATCTTGCCATCGCTTGATGATGACATCGCAATATTTCGGATCGAGTTCCATCATGCGGCAATCGCGTGCCGTCTTTTCGCAAGCGATTAGGGTCGAGCCACTGCCGCTGAACATATCAAGCACCGTGGGCGCATTATGATTTCGGATTGCTCTTTCTGGAATACTAACGGGCTTTTGCGTTGGGTGAAGCTTATTGCCGCCACTTTCTTTCTTTTCTTCCCAGACTCGGTTTTCAGTCGTTGATCCGACAAAGTTTAAACGCGCACCTTTTTTCTTCCATATTACACAAGGCTCATGGTTTGGCTTATAGGATGCGCCCATTGCGCCATAGCCGCCTATCTTTTTCCATATCAACAAGGCCACAACTTCCCCGCCAACCGCTTCAATGCCGCGATATAATCCAAATGGAACAGTGTCAGCGTAGAACATGAATACAGGGCCATTGCAGACTGCCGCCGCGACCGTTACCGCGTCCTCGTATAAATCCACGTCGTCGTTTTTTATCATTTCTCGGTCGTTTGATTTTAAACCTTTACCCCTGTCAGACATTCCACCGGTGTAACTCACCCCATACGGCGGATCAGTAAACACCATGTCAGCCTTTTGCCCATCCATCAACTTATCAACCGCATCAATGCTTGTGCTGTCGCCGCACATAAGTCGATGATTGCCCAACACCCAAACATCGCCCTCAACCGTCACCGGCGTTTCTGGAACCTCGGGAACCGCATCCTCATCGGTCAACCCTTCCTCGACCGCCTTCGCCAAAAGTGCGTTCAATTCATCATCATCAAAACCGGTCAGCGAAAGATCAAAATCCGCGTCCTGTAAATCCGCCAACTCAAGACGTAACATCTCATCATCCCAACCCGCGTTGAGCGCCAATTTGTTGTCGGCGATGACATATGCTTTTTTCTGCGCATCGGTTAAATGGCCGAGCCTCAAACATGGAACCTCTTTAATTCCCATGCGTTGCGCCGCCATCGTTCGCCCGTGACCGGCAATGATTAAACCATCAGCATCAACCAGGATCGGGTTGGTGAACCCAAATTCCTTGATTGACCCCATAATTTGTTGGACTTGCTCATCG